CATGATGTATTATAATATCTTTTGGTATATTAAAATCTTGTCCTTCTTGCCATGTGCTAAATGGTTGACCATTAGCTGCTCTTTGAATTGCATTTTCACCATAAGTCCAATATTCTCTAGGGAGCATTTTCCATTTATATGCAATTTTTGGATATTGATAAAAATTTTGAATCAAATGATTGAAACATACTTGTTCTTCTGGAAAAAGATGAAGATTACCCTTTACTGTTTTTAAAAAAGCACGAGTTTTCGGTGTTGATCTCATTATGAAAAACCCAGTATTTACACCACCACCATAATCATTCTGGAAAGCAGCATCAAAATCCCCAAGTTCTTCAATCAAATTTTTGTAAAATGGTTTAAAAAACTGAATATCTGGATCAGAAAAAATAAAACACTCTCCTTCTTTTGTTTCATATGCTGCATCGATAAAACATTGAACCTTATATTCCATAGTGCTTCGCCATCCTTCACTTTGAAATTCTGAAGTTGGACAAACTTGTGGTTTAAACTTTACGACAAGTTCTAAATCATCTTCAAATGGAAAACTTTTTATAAAGTAATCCTGAAACATAGAATAATGAGATTTTGTAAATACAGTGTAAATCTTCATGATTTGTAATTACCGTCTTTATCTCTTATTTCCAGCATGGTGCTTTTATATTTTCCGTTTTCAGATCCTTGTTTTAAATATAAACCAGACCAAAGAACTCTAATTTTCATATGGGGAATCATATAGTTCAAAACTCTGTCAATTGCGTGAAAGTTTACAATAGATGCTATTAATTTTTCCACACATCGAAGATTTACAACATAAGCACCAGTACATCTTGTGACAAATTCTGGGTTGTAATATAATAAATCCGGTGGTTTTGCGTTATAAACATTTAAACCACAGCAACTACTCAAAAAAGCAAGATCTCCATCCAGTTTTAAAAACTCATCAGCTGATTGATTTAAAAATTTAATTAAATCTATATATTCAAAATCTATATCGTCTTCCAATATAAGAATATGTTTATATTTATTTTTTAATTGTTGTTTATAACAATAAAGATGTGATGCATTAACCGCTAATAATTTTTTATTTAAATTAAATGGATTGGCAATATCCTTTATGTCATCTTCTGTTTCGTATTGTTCAACCCATTCTACTTTTTCATTAATATTAAATTCTTGAAATTTGGATAAAAGATATTCTTTCCTTTCCTTTAAAGGTTTCCAATGAATAACATATATTTTTTCATAAAAATTACTCAAAGACATATATACTTCTTCTCCAATTCTTCTTCATTATCTAAAGGAATTAAAAATTGACCATATGGTTGACGTTTTATTAAATTCTCAAAAACAAACTTATGCCAATTTTCGGAATAACCACTTTTTTCCCACAAATTTGAATTGTGAATTGCTTCTGGTGAGTTTTCATTCCACTTTAATTCGTGTTTTTCATGAGCTAGATATACTTCTTTGTTACATATTTTTGATTTACTTCTATTATACATCTCCACCGTATAAGCAACGTCCCACAAAGGTTCTGCGTAAATATAATCTTTAAAATATTGTCTGTTTTCTTTCCACCAAGATTTTTTAACAGCCCAAGCATCAAATCCAGCAATCTCTATTCTGAATGGTATTATTTTATCCAAAGATTCGATCTTATAACAATCATGTCTTGAAAAAGAATATGTTTGAAATTCCTCTTTTATTATTAGTTTTATAACTTTTTCTGTTAAAAGAATATCACTATTTAAAAAAATAAAATAATCACAATCAGTTTTATCCGCTAAAATGTCAAAAAACTCTTTCGCTATTGGTTTTTCAGATATAGAACCATCAATTATATTTTTTGCCTTTGTTTTTAAAAATGGTAAATGTATAAATCCAGTCGTATAATTCTTTTCTTCTTCAAATGTTATATTATAAAGAGATATATTTGGATGTTTTATAGCAAGACGATTTAAAATTTCTATACATTGATCTTGTCTAGTATAATAACCAAAAATGTTAATTCCTATTGCAATTTTCATGGTTTTACCTTTTTCAAAAATTCTACGAATTCATCTTGTGTTTTATTATGTATTCCTCCAACCATAACACCATGCTTGGATTGAAAATAGTTCATTGTATCGATTATAAGTTCTGCTCTTGAACCATCGGGTCTGTCTGCTTGTAGTCTACTAGTGGCTACTGGGTTATTCATAACATAATCATCCGAATTTGTCAGATCAGCAAACCACCAAAAAGGGGAAACGTTGGGATTTGATATAGATTGACGAAAAACCATATCAGCATCAAACAAATCCCTCATATTTGGATCATATAAACCACATTTTAAAAAACATGATTTGTGATGATATGTGAATTCGTTACACATATTACCGTAAAAAGAAACGGAACAACCTTCTTTATAATTTACTGTTAATTTGGCGTTTCTGTTGTGTGGGGAACCACAATTAGAACTCATGCTAACAAAAGAAAAATAATTTAATCCTGTTATTTTAGAGGCTTTGATATATTCATTGAAAACATTTTGATTTTTAATGATCATATCATCTTCGATTATGAAAATGTGTTCACATCCCTTGTTTAAAAGAAAAGAAACGCAATCGTTTCTACATATAGATGGATAACGATTTTTATTATGTTGTATCCAATCACAATCATATGATTCTTTATACTTTTCTCCACCATTAACTACTACCAATTCATCAATATTTGCACCCTGTAAGCTATCATAAAGGGGTTTAAAATAGCTTTCAGAGTTGTAGGTGGTAATACCAACACCGATTTTTTCGTTATTATACATTTTTTTTATAAATCTCTTTTAATTTTTCAATACATTCCTTCTCGGAAATTATTTTTTCAGGTTCACCATAGCCTTGTACAACAGAAAATCCATTGTTTTTGATAAAAATATCAAGACTTTTCATAAAATCTTCTTGGAAATTAGGATTGTTTCTAATTTTTGATTGCTGATGATCTGGAACTATATCTTTTATATATTTCGAGGAATCATGAACATCCGCAAAATATCTCCAAGGGCTAGTATAACCCTTTAGTGATGCCTTATATGTCTGATCTACGTGCTCAAGTGCGTTTATATAACAAGTTGGCATCAAACCAACGTTTTCCAATACTGATTTATGATAATAACTAAAAGCTCCTAATACATTTGGATACAAATCCATACTAATACCATTTCCATAATTGACAGTTTTAATTATTGTAGGATTTCCATGAAAATCCCTATTATGATTACCATGTAATCCATAATTTAAATGTTTTAATCCTGTCGCTTTTGATGTATTGATATATGCATCAAACACAGTTTCATCAATTATTTCAATATCATCTTCCATTAAAAATATATGTTCACACTCACCATCTAAAAGATATTCAAAAGCTTTGTTTTTAGCAATAGCAACACCTTCTTTGCCTCTCGTTTTTATATAATGAACATTTTCTAATTTAATAAATTCCTCAATCGATTTTTCTCCATCATCTATAACAACTATATTTATATTATGATTATTTTTGATTGAATCATAACTTTTTTTAAAAAAATCTGGTCTATCACATGTTATTAACCCTATGCCAATTTTATTTTTTGCCATAATTTTTTTGAATTGTTTCCATCGAAGACAATAAATCTGTTTCGGATACTGGTGTTGGATCATTATGTGTTGGTATGAATTTATGATTATTCATAAACCATCCATAAGACATTTGAACGTCTTTTGATATATCAGGAATATCTTTAAATCCAATTTTATTGATATTTCCTATACCGAATTCCACACCGCTCGTAATGGTGGGATGGTATCCTTCCGGTGGATATACATTTTTCTTGCGAAGTTTTATAATATAATCAAGAACATCTAAATTCTTACCATTAAAATATCTTTCGTCGAAATATCCATTATTTTTAATAATTCCAGAATATATAAACATAAACTCATCGTTTAAGTGTTTAGAAAGATTCAACGTAAGTCCATTGTCATCTTCTATCGAAGTGTTATCAATAGAATTTCCAAATATAACCCAAGTACCAAAAGTTTCTGCTAATTTTATGGTGTTTTCAAATATATTTGGATCATCTATAATAACATTTGAATGGATGAGAAAATAATATTTACAACCCACAAGTCTCATCTCAGAAATAAGATGATTTCTCATAGTTGCCATAGGTACTTGTGTTGTATATTGTCTAGTTTGTGTTCCTGATATTGATTTATTGTTGTTATTACTTGCTATAAAAACACGAGCAATCGAATCATCATGCTTTTTATAATGATCTGGTATAGATTCCCAACATTTGTTTACATCTTCTTGTGTGTAAAGATCCAAAATTCCTATTCCTATTTCTTTATTCATTTGAAAGTAACTTATAATATTCTGTTAATTGTTCAATAACTTCTTTTTTGTACTCAATGTCCAATTCATTTACAAATGTTTCAATGTCTTGTAATAAATTACCAGTATCAAAATTTTTCTCTTCGCCATTATCTGATAATGTTAATTCAATATCCTTGTAATCGGTTCTTATTGAGATGGGATTATCCTTTTTTATATTACTTGTTAATAATAACAATTCATCTTGATCAATTTTTGTATCAACAACAAGGCTTATTATGTTGTTTTTTAATATTGTTTTATCAAAATTATCATTCTCTGTTAAATCTTTAACAGATATTTTATAATGTTTGGGGGAAATTTTATTTTCAATAAAATCAAACGTTTCATCTTCTAAATCAAAGATATAAATCCCTCTTTCTTCGGAACAATCACCAAAATTGTGTTGCCAAGCACTTCCAAGATATAATATTTGACCATTATTATATGTTCTATGTTGTTTTGAGTGAAAATGTCCCGATATTATATAAGGAGATTTGTTAAAAAGATTTTTAGATTCAAACCCATGATCACAAACTTTTTGCCCTGTCATATAAAATGAAGATATTTCAAAATGACCTACACAAATATCACTTTTTGGTATATTATCAATACTTGTACCCCAAGGAATTAAAGATATTTTTTTGTTTTTATATTTTAAAATTTCTGGTTCTTTGTCTATTATGTGAATATTATTCCAACCATCTAAAATTGATATGGAATTTACTGTGCTATCATTTTTAAAAAATGAATCATGGTTACCACTAGATATAAAGATTCTAAAATCTTTAAAATAATCGAAAAATTCTTTTGCAACAGAAAGAGTATTAACACCTATATCAGTTCTTGAATGAAAGATATCACCGGAAATGATAATATCATTTATTCCTTTATCCAAATAAACCTGACTTGCCCATTTAGCAAAGTTCAAAGCAATATCATGCCATTGTTTGGAATCCTGTCCCAAACCTAAATGGAGATCGGTAAACATACCAACCTTTCTATCCTTTAGAATCAATTCTTTAGACGACATCTAATGATTATATCTCATATTTTAAAAGTATCAAGGTTCCCGTGTTGGACTTATTCTTGTATTGTGATTTTTGGTAAGGACGTTATAATTGGCACTCATACTCATAATCTCTTCCTGATATCTGTCGTGTATTTCTTGTATCTTTTTTTCCTTTTTGATTCTAGTAACAAAACAATTAAATGATATTCTAGTAGCATACGAGAAAAAATTGGTTCCTTTGTCTCTGTTGTATTTTTTACCCATAAGAACCTTGAAAAGTCTTATTACGGCATCACCCACAAACTCATCTCTAAAACTATAGTTTATAAAATTAGGAGAATAGCTTAATTTATGAGGAATCATAGAAACCATATTTGCAAGTTTTTCTGTTAAAATACCAGTATCATAATATTTTACAATTTCGTCATCTAGTTCTTTTGGATCAACATAATATTTGTCTTTATCTCCACCACTTTTTCGTTTTTTCTTAGGGGTTTCTTCTGGTATATTGATAATTTCTTCTATGAGATCCGTATCGTCTATCAATGCTTCTTCGACTAAATCAATATCATCTTCGTCAGAAACAATATCATCTTCGATTTCTTCGATTTCATCATGATCTTCAACATGATCTTGAAACACTAGATCCTCAAAATCATCTATTTTTTTAATTTTCTTTTTGCGTTTAAACGAGGTTTGTTTTTTCATAAATGTATTGTTCGGTTGAGTACAAAATTTCTCTTTCTGCTAAATGTTTTTTACCATATTTGGTATTATCAGAGATGTCAAAAATTGTTGCTGTGGTTTTTGTTGGATGTAAACGTAATGCTCTTCCTATTGATTGCATTATTTTGATTTTTGCTTTTCCAGCCGAAGCAAATATAATATTATGAAGGTTTGGTATATTAATACCTGTGCTAAATATTTTTGAAATTGCTACAACAATAACATCGTTTCTTTCTTCCATTAGACTTCTTACTTTCTCTCTTTCTTCCATTTCTGTAGAACCTCTAATAAAATATATAGGTCTTTCCTTTTCACATATCTCTTTTAGTTTTTTTTCCAATGCAACACCATGATCAATTCGATCAGCCATTATAATGGTATTATTTTTTAATTTATTTGATAGTTTGCAAATAATCTCATTTCTTCTTTCGCTTGTCATTAAGAAGTCTAATTCTTGCTCATATGCTTCTGATGGTCTATTTGGATTATGTACAAGTTTTGGAATATTTTTATGATTAACTACTAAAATGATAATTTTAAAATCGGAAACATATTTTTTTTCCAGAAGGTCTAGTGTTTTTTCTTGATAAACAATAGGTCCGATTTTACCAATTATGTTCCACTGATCAATCATCGATGAGGGCATTGTTCCTGTAAACCCGAATTTGTATGGTGTTATGATTTTATCAACAACTTTATTAATATTGTTGTTTTTCCTTATACCATGTACTTCATCAATTAATAATATATCAACTTTATCCAAAATTGATAAATCCGTCTTATCACTTAGAAGAATTTGTGTACCAGCAACAATAGTCGTGGCATTTGAGTCAGGTATATTGTCACCAGACCATTTAGTAACCTTTTCCATTCCATAATTTTCAAAATCTTTTGCGGTTTGCTCAACCAGTTGAATTGAAGGAACCAAAACAAGAGCAAGAGCATCTGGTTTATTTAAATTCAATCTTAAACTTTCTATCAAACCGGAAATAATAAGCGTTTTTCCTCCAGCTGTTGGGATACAAACAACACCTCTGCCTTGTTTTAAGGCGGATGTTATTGATTTACCCTGATGTTCCCTATATGTTAATTCATATTGTTTTAAAATTGGATCCTCAAACCCAACATTAAATTTATTTTCCAAAGTGCTATCTATTTTGTATAATAATTGACTAGAATCTAAATATGCGGTAATGTTTTTTAACATACCTATTTCAAATTTACCAGATGGGGTAATACAATATAATCTAGCAGGAGCAAACCTGTTATTTCTTCGGTATGCTGGATTGGGAATTGAAAATTTTTCTCTTATAACAACAAGATTTGATGGATCAGTATCTATCTGACCATTTTTACCATTAGGTGTTGTAGTAAGAGTTATCATTTAAATTATGTTGTTTCTAATTTGGTAATCTCTATTACGTTTTTAAGATCAAATGATAAACTAGAAAAAACTTTTTCTACCTTTTCCAAATATTCGATTATTAATTCAACATCTTCTATGTCTTGATTTATTTTTTTAATAGTATCAGAATTTTCAACTTTGGAATTCAAAGATGCTTTGGGTATACCTGTAGGTATACCACCCCTTTCTAAGGTTTTTAGAACATCTTCTTTTAGATCTTTCTTTTTTCTTTCTAATTCATTTTTAAATCTTTTATGTTGTATAAGTCTGGCAATCCATTTGTGTTTTGTGGCGGGAAGCATTAATTGTTTATCCAAAAGATTTAATTGATCAATTTTAGTATCTTCAATTATTTCATTATTATACTTTTCTAAAATATCCATAATTCAAACTAAATATTAGTTTAACATATTATGAATGCTTTGCAAATATTAATTAATAGTGTATTACAAGAAGAAGCAGTTGCTGGTAGTGAAGCACAAGCTCTTGGCGCACAATCTGGTATATTTTCTGATGATACTAAATACCCAGTAAATGTTGCAATGTCTACCGCTATTCCAAAATCCAAGAAAAAAAGAAAAAAATTTTTCCCCAAAGTTGTCAAAAGAACTTTTCCGGAATTAACAACGTTTAAAAATAAAAAAAGACGCAAAGCTAAAAAGAAATAATGGATACAGGTCATTGGATATTATCCGAAGGAGTAGAAATAACAGAAGATACCTTTGGTTTTGTTTATTTAATTGAGTGTAAAACTACTGGTAAGAAATATATTGGAAAAAAACAATGTAAATCCAGAATAAAAAGAAAACCACTGAAGGGTAAAAAAAGAAACAGAATTGATTCAAAGGAATCGGATTGGAAATCATATACAAGTTCTTCAAATGAACTTAATGAATTAATTAAAAAATACGGAAAAGAAAATTTTATTTTTATAATATTAAAAACATGTGATTCTAAATGGGCATTGGCTTATTATGAAATAAAGGAACAAATAGAAAAAGAAGTTTTATTTAAAGAGGAATATTTTAATGGTATTATAAATTGTCGTATTGGGAATGCACCAAAAGCAGAAATGGAAAAATACTTAAAAAATACTAAATAGTTAATCATGGATTCTCGTTGTATATATTGTGCTTCAAAGTATTATGGTAGACCTTGTCTATATTCACCGAATAAGACACATGTTCACTTTGATAATCCCGGTAAATGCATCTTCTGTGGTGCAAAATCAGTAGGAACCGGATGTCCATACAATCCTTTTGGTAAAGTCCACGTAAGGGGAGCAGATTTCCTCGCAAATGTTAAAGAACAGGTTCAAAAATCTACCATTTTGAGCTATTTGTATGAAAACATTTCAAAAATATCGGAAAGCAGTGTAATTTCACCATTAAATCGCTTTTACAAAAGACTTGCTAGTATCATCGGTAATAGCGGAGAACCAATTTTAGAGGCATTACAGCTTCAAAATACACCATCGTATGTTGCTTTAACCAAAGATCAGAATATTTTTGCCTTTGAACTTAAAGAAAGACTTAAAAAGCAATATTCTGATATAAATGAAAGCATAAAACACGCAAATGCTAGTTTACCATCAGAAATTGTTGAAAAATTACTCTTAGATGTCATACTATCATCTAGTGAGAACGTCTAAAGACTATTTTATCTACTATATCAAAGAAAACATTCTTCTTTTTGATATTTTTGACTATATAGAAGAATTGGGTGGTGATTGTGTTGATTTTTTCTTTGAATGGAATTTGGTAAAGGATGATAAAATACTATCCAAGAACAAAATATTAAAGGAATTTATTGAAAAACAAGTTCAAAATGCTGAACTTATCATTGATGATAAATCTAAAAAGTTGAATTGTAAGGTTTTATGTTACTTTAAAGAAAAAAAAGATCTGAATGTATGGTCTTCTTTCTTTGAAGAACCTTTAAAATTTATAAAAATAGCAAAAAGATCAATAAAAAAGAATTTTCCAAGTTTTTTAACGATTGATAGTGAAGATGAAGTGTTTTCTTTGGTAAAAGGAACATTTGATGGTATTCCATGTATTATTCCAAGCGGTGAAGATGAAGAAATTCTCTTAAAATTACAGAGAAAATTAAAAAAAGGTTAAAAAACTTTAAATTTGGCTCTTGACAAAGGGTAGTATTAGGTCATAATTATGAATGTGGTAGTTGTTCTACTATTTATATAGTTTCAAAAAAAACTTTAAAGATTTAAAAAACTTTAAAGATTTAAAATTTTAAATAACTTAAAAGTTTTTATATCAAAAATTTTTGACTTTTTGTTTTTTTCGAGTAAATTGCTTTAATGAAAAACATCGAAGAATCAGTAAATTCGATTGCATCTAAATTGGATATTATAATTAAAAATCAAGAAAGATCTTTATGTGATGAAAATTATAATATAAGTGATTCTACTTATGTGAACGAAAATATTGTTGGAATAGACTTTAATTTTCCAATTTCTTCTGCTTGGAATAATAGTTATATGCCATCAAACAATCAAGATGTTTTAAAAAATGAAATATTGGATTAAGTATTAACATGAAAAGGTTTTTATTGATTTCTTTGTTTTTAACTTCTTGTACCGTTTATACAGAAAAACAAACAGAAGCTGTTTCTCAATCTGTTTATGCTACTAAGGATTCAATAGATCTAGCTAGAATTGATTTAGCAGAATCTTATATAAACGAAACCACTAAATTAATCAATCCTCCTAAAAAGAGAATTGAAATTAGTGCTATCTATCAAAAACCTATACAGGTAAATGATTCAAAACAAAGAATCGTAATTGTACCAGAAAAATACAAGAGTGATAAAGTAGTTGTTGTGAACACAACAGAATATGACAATCTTTTGAAGGATAAGGAGATTGCTAAACAACTTCAGAAAGATAATGAAGTACTAACCAAAGCAAAATCA